CCCATCGACGTTTAAAACGAGCGCATTATCAGCCGGCGTAGTGACGCGAGGCACGTTTATAATTTGGGCGCCATTCGACTTTAATAAGTTTCCGGAAACTACGTTTCCAACAATTAAATTACCAGGAACATAATTCTTGGCGGCTATTAAAGTGCCTGATATTGCATTGTACGCCATTCACGGAGCCCTCTTAATAATTAGAAGACAAACCAGTTGGTACCATTAGAATATAAACTAATTGCTGGCATCGACCCTGTTAGAACATAAGTAAGGGAGTTATCTATAGTATAACCAGCGCGGGAATGGAGTGTGATATTTTTGCCGCCGCGGGTGGCTACTTCATCTTTTACCATTAAAATTGCGCCGGCGCCATAAGTTGATGCACTGGGGATCAAAATATTAACATTGTTCGTCTGAGTGACTCCCAAGATATAAGATGGTACGCTAGCTGTGGCGGCTCGGGTGGCGACGCCGGAATACATTCCTTTGAAGGCACGGACAGTAACTGTCTGAGTGCTGTTTGCTACATCAAGAATACGGACGTTTGAAACATTGGATACACTCAGGCTTCCCGTTCTAACGTGAACATCGGTGTTGTCATCACCAAAGAACGTACTACCAGTGACGTTAAGCTCCATGCGGTTCTTGATGTAGTAGTTGTCGGCGTGAATAGCTCCGGAGACCCACATGGCGCCAGTCAGCATTAACCGAGAGGCATTCTTTCTATATAGAAGATTAGCTGAGCCAGATGAGTTTCCACCTGCAATCTTAAATTGTACAGAGTGCAACGGTCCCGTCGCGGAACCATCCGCGGAACCACTGCAGTCTACATATGCCCAGCCAAACTTCGCCATGGATTAACTTACCCCTAGCGAGCCTGACCAACTGGGTCCGATGGAGCCCGATACCTTATTGGGACGGATAGATGTCATACCAGCAACCACCGACAAGGATGGGGTTCCTGCGGATCTCATCCACAATTGGGAAACTTTTAGTTCCAGTCTCACGGTCTGATGTTGTTGCACTCTAGAGGAACCGACCGTGTCCCCCGACAAGACAATGTAGTTGTTTGCCGGTGAGTTTAGTCCGTTCGCAGAAAAGGCGATCTTAACGTCATTAGAGCCGTGATTTGTAATCTGCACCCATCGAGTTACGTAAGGAAACGATACCTCTGTTTTCGTGGCAGCAGACAAAGTTAGATGTGTAGCAAAAGGTCGCCCACTAACCTGATATGACGCAACGTTGTTGACGCCGACGTCGGATGCCCATGAGGGATTCCAGTTTTTAGCCATGTTTAAAAATCTCCATATTTGTTTATTTAATATAAATAGTGCTTACTTTTTTCTATTGCGTCTTTCTTGTGCTTTCAGACGTTTTAGTTCTTCTCTTTTTCTCAATCTCGCAGTTCTTTCTCTCTTCTCTCTTTTTTCTACAGAAGGCTTCTTATAATAGCGCCGGTCTTTTGCTTGCTCTATAATTTTCTCTTTCTTGCATTTTTTAATAAATCTGCGAATCATTTTTTCATGATTGCCTCTGCATTCTTTTGCATCGACTTTTACGTTTGTACTGCTTTTTCTTGACATTATATACCTATTTTAAAGCCTTCCACATCTGAGATGCGCCAGTGACTAGAGAACTGATGTCTACTCCAGCATCGCGCGGGTCGCCTAAGTCGACGGATCCTGGGACTGCTTCTCTCGACTCGTAAGACGATGCGGGATCGGTGCCCTCAAACAGATTGACTCCATTATAAGAATCCTTCCCTATCGCGTCCATTAATTTTTTTCTTTGCTGTCGCCTCTGCTCCTGAAGTTTCTGAGAGTTATCTTCTGGAGGGGGTGCTGGCGTGTGCTTGACTTGGCTTTCCGTAATCACAGCAGACTGCATCCCTTTGGCAACTTCTGCCACAACGTTGGACAGCAGCCCTTCTTCTATCAATACTTCATTGATACATTCTTTTACTAATGGTTTGATTAGCATTTTCAATTCTTTCTTGTTCATTAAATATCCATTAAATGTTTGCTAGTTCTTTCCAGCGACCAAGGCGCTTATCGTCTTGTTCGGTCAATAGTGCTTGCCTCAAGAGGTGCTCCAGAAGAGCATCGATTTGATTGGGGGCATACTGCCTCTTCTGTAGCTGTATCTTTAGGGCTAAACCTATCTGGTCGAAGAGCGACTTAAGCTTTTCGGGATCGCTAAAGACTGCTACTGCTTCTGGAGTCTTGAGTGGATCTCCTTCAGGTGCTTGTTCGAAGGCTCTTACTAAAATTTTACCAATTGCGCTGTCTCCGGCGTCCATCTTTGCGCGCGCAGTGTCAGCACTGCGATCCTTGAGGTTGCTAGCTTCGGGTTCTCCAGCGGCGGCAGCGCGTTGAGCCTGCTGTGCTTTTAGTTTGTCTTTAAGCGCTGCAATTTCTTCTGGGCTCTTCTGTTGAGCGCTAGCGGAAGGATCTGTCGGTGCCGGCGCAGCTTGACCTTGTGCACGTTGTGCCATGGCTTGTTGGGCGACTTGATTTGGGTCGGAAGAATCTCCGCCAGGGGGTACTGCTGCTGGCGGTGCGACTGGGTCTTCTTCATCTGGAACCGGCGGCCGTTTCATCCGCGTGGAAGTTCGGGTATCTGTGACCTTCATCTGCTCCTTCAAGCTAACCGCAATTTTAGAAGCTAGCCTCTTTAAGTTGCCCTCTGAAACTGGGATTTCGCGGCTGTTCAAATAGTCCACCATCTTGGTGGCAATCAAGGCTGCTGCGTCCTGCGGGAGCCCAAGGTCTTGGATAACGGCTACGAGCGGCTCTTCTTGCTCTGCGTTGGAGTTTGTAATTGATAGTGGGGTTTCTTGGGGGAGAGCTTCTCCGCCGCCAGTGGCATCGGGCTCCGCCTCAGTCTCGTCTCCCAGCTTCTCTTTTTCCTGTTCAAGCTCAGCTTCATTTTCAGCAACTTCAATGGCGCTCTCAATATTCTCTTCCGGATCTCCAGTTTGGAACTGACCCAATACAGCGCGGACGATATCCTGCTGTAACTCTGGTAGATCTTCCAGCTTCTGTTTGCCGGCAGCAACAGCAACAAAGGCGGCTGCATTTTCGGCGCCGATAGCATCCTCGAGGGCTCCTCCAAGCTGTTGAACAACTTGCGGTTGCTGTTGTAACTGCTGTACTCCAGCTTGGGCGTAGGTATTCTGCATGCCTGTATACCCTTGGGTCGCAGCTTTAAAGTCGCCCTGCCCAACAGATTGAGCAACCGATGAGGCTTGGCTAGCGCGCTCTCCCGAATAAGGGGCAGCCTGTGCGGGATCCACGGGATCCAACATCTTAACTAGCTTCTTTAGCATTCCTTGCCGTGATGAACCAAACAATCTCTTTCCAATCATTAAGGCGCCGGCGCCGATAACAAGCGGCGCGCCGACCATAGCCAGAGTTGCAAGGAGACCACCGGCTGTCATAGCGGTACCGCCGGCGACCCAAGTGGCTAAACCACCGACACCTTGAGCGGCGCCGGCTAACAAGCCACCATACCCGGCTGCTGCGCTAGTTGCAGCGCCGCCTACGGCGCTAGCTACACCTGGCACCATCGCTGCAGCGCCGGCTGCGGCGCCGCCTAGGGCAGCTTTGCCGGCGGAGACCTCTTCTAACTCTTCTAACTCTTCTTCTTCTTTCATGAACTTGTAGGTTCTAGAGAGATCTTGAAGTAGCGCCTCTGTATATTGTTTGAGTGTGACGACAATAGAGTTGGCAACTTCAACGGGCATCTGACCGTTTAATGCTGATTCTTTAACTGACTGGTACATAAGTCCGAGAGATGTGACTCCCTTCTCAAATTTATCAGAGTCTTTGATATTTGGAAACCCTGGATAATCTTTTTCGAACTGATCGAACATGTTCTTGACTGTCTTGTTTGCGGCTTGATCCATTGATCGCTTAAGAGTGCCACTAACTTTTGTACTATGCTCTGGGTCTTTTCCTCCGATCATGTTTTTAAGAGAGTCCCAGACTCCCTCGTTGATCAGTCCTGATTCGATCGATTCGTATAATGCTTTTTCGCGGCGAGCGCGCTCTATCTTTTCTTTGAGAGCGGTCTTTAATTCTTCATTAATCATTTTTTATCTCCAAAATAATATCATTTAATAGGCGATTAACCTTATCTGACTTGTTAAAAATGTTTGAGGATCCCATGTCTTTGGCTTCTTTCATCATAAAAGCGCCGGGGGTTGACGGCTCAGAAACAAAATCAAAACATATAAGCTGGAAGTCATCCTCGACCATGGTTTGTCCGTTGCTTTCTGTGACTGATCCCATCCCGCGTGAGGATATCCCCAACTTTACTCCAGACTCGACCAAAGAGCGAAGTATCTTTCCAGAAGGTGTTTCTAAAAGTTGGACTTTACCCATCACATTTTTACCCTCAAACCACACTTCTGTTACCATATGAGAGGCATTCTTAAGATTAATGACCGAGTCATCCGGGTGATCTAACTCGCCTAGGGCTCTTCGCTCTTTGACAAGTTTCTTATAATTCTCGACTTCGCGCATCAAAATGCGACTTGGATACACTCTTCCATTGCCGTTCTGTGTGTCAGCTTTTTGCATAACTCCAGACAGTATCATACCGCCATCGGTTATGAATTTCTTTTCTGCTTCGGTGAGGAGGTCTTGGCAGACACCGCCTTCGCATAGTTCGTAATATTCTCTTAAAAGTACTTTAGCCATTTTATTGTGCTGCCCCTTTGAGGTCTTTTGGCAGGCGATACTGTGGAACTCCTGCCTGCATGGGTTTTCCTCTCTTAATCCAATCTTCTTCTTGGGCTTTTCGCTGCGCCACTTTCTGTTGTGCTCCCTTGTCGCCGCGCTGTGCGGCAAGGTTATCATGGTGCTGCTGTTGTTTGAGAAGGGCTGCGGTGGTGGATCCTGGCGCGCCTGGTTGAATGCGCTCCTGGGGGGGTGCAGTGCCGTCTTCGGGGGGTGCGCCGGCGGCTTGCGGGGTCGTCATTTTTGTAATAGTTTGTGACACATTTCCAATCGCTGTTTGCAATTGGGCGAGTGACGTTTTAACTTCCGGCGTGTCGAAAAGCCCCAGCGCCTGCGCATTCTTGGCAAGATCTTCGTAGGCGCCGCCGAGGGTCTGGTACGACTTTCCTAAGACTGCCTTGGCTTTCGCCATTTGGGCTTTTTGGGCGCCTTGTGCTGCCGTGTCTTCTGCATCTGCTGCCATGGCTGCTGCTGCGTCCTTCTCTCCCACAGCGCCCAGAGCCGCAGAGACTCCTCTCTTTTTAAGCGACGAAGCGGCGCTGCCCACTTGTGACAATCCGCCCTTTACGGCTCCCTTGACTTGTGTGACGCCGCGGCCGACCTTTCGGATAGCGTCCATAACACCTTCATCGATCTCACCGTTTTCTATCATTGCATCAAGCTCCTCAAGAATGAGGTGCTGCAGCTCTGACTCTGTTATGGATATATTACCCATAGCTAACTTCCTTTACAACAATGTCTAACTGGTTGCAACATCCACTTATTTGTCCAGATATTTATGTTCATGTTTAACTCCGTGATCTCCAAAGATCATATTTAAAATATAAGAGGTGCCAGACGACAGCCACCCTAAAAGGAAGAAATTAGCCACTGTCACATCAAAACTAAATAGTTCTGTAAACGGAGAAAGAAGCATTAAAAACCAGCCAACGTGAAATCCTATACACATTGGACACTTAAATAGGGCGCCAAGTTTTCCTTTTGTTGGTCGTATTCTGTCAAATATTGAGCCATAAACGATGCACTGGGTAAGCCCATATGCTGATAAAATAAAAAATAATAATTCCACTTCTCTACTCCATTGTATACATATAGTTTAGTGCGTATGGATCTCTAACGAATCCCCTTCTTATCGAGCCCTGGTCGGTTGATTGGGGAACTTCTCCAAGCTCAGTGGAGTCTTCCTTATCTGGATGGACTAGTTCATCATCGTTCATAGAAATAATTGCCTCTGTGTTTTCAAAATATGGTCTCTCTTCGTCGATAAACATGGATAAATTTATTAAAGCTAGTTTTGGGGCGCTGACATCTTCTTTTATTGGTTGGTGCAGGGTTCCCTCCAGGGCTCCGTAGAACGCGCCGGCTTGAACAGACTCTGGCACTACAATTCCCTTCTTAACTAAATGAGTCATCAATCTATTTTGGGCTCCGTAAACCAAATCATTCATCGTATCTTTTGGAAATGTCGTAATTTTATTTCCAGAAGGGGATAATACTACATCGATGTCACCATGATCAAAAACCATTATGTCTCCGTTTAGTGCTTGGCGAGCGTTTAACTCAAGGCGTACTTTCTTTTGATTAGCCTTTGCTCCAATCTTAATTACTATCGCCACTTTGTGATACCTCCTGTACGAGAGCTTGAGTCTTCAGGACGACAAGCAGAATTCGCTCGTTGATATTTTGTGTTTTATAACTGTTTAGTTCAGCAAGGACTTGAGAAGTCTTTTCTATCATTTCCTTGTCTTGACTGACATATTCCAACGCCTGGGCATCTTTTAACCGATTCTTTAATCTAGAAATCTCTTCATTGAGAAAGCTTTTTAGCTCTACCGCGTTGTCCATGAACGAAACAATATAGTGAGTTAAAAGCTGCTTCTGTTCATCTAAGAGTTCGGAACTGTACTTAGCATTAAATTTCTTAACAAAAGATTTTATAACCAAGGAATCAACGTCCTCAGTCTCGTCAGTGGAGTTAGTCAAGCTCATATTGTCAACTATTATCTGTTCAAGGATAACACGATCTTTTGGAGAAGTAGCCATTGCGAATAGCTGAGAGATAGTGGCTAGCGTCTTATAATTCGGAACAAAATTATCGAAGACCGATCCTTCTAGTTTTTTATTTATATCTCCAATTAGACGGCTTTGGTGAACGAAAAGATCTTTTGGGTCAATTAGCCTTTTTTGCAATGATGCCTCTCTTACAATTCTGTTGCCCGTCGACTTATTAATATCTTGACTTTCGTAAAGAGACCGGTAACACTCTAAATCACTTTTGAGTATACTACCATTCTTGAAATGTTCTTTTATTATATCAACAATAGTCTGTTTTCTTTTTTCGTCCTTCTGCAGAATCGCAGAGGTTCCTTCTCGAATCAGAGCCTCATATACAAATGCTGTGTTTCGCTTTTTATTGTGCTTTATCTTCATTTTCTTGCTCCATGATTGGTTTATTTTTTTCCTCTAGGTTTTCTAACAACGAACGGATAGAGTTGTTCACTTCAAATAATCTATTCTCTTCTTTTAATTCATCTAATTTATAAGTAGACTGCTTTACCTCATAAATGCCCTTTGCGATACTTGGAATCGAATTGATTTCAGATCCAGGGAAGACTGACCGAGTAGAAGCGCCTCTTTTTTCATGATTATATTTTGAATTGTAATTGCGTATACGAGGGCCGCTATCGGATCTTTTATCGCGATTAACTGGGTGATATACTTTCCCCTTGGCGCCGGGGGTAAGGCGAGGGGAATTTCTAGATCCGGGTGGCACTGCTAGAAGTGAAGACTCGTCTCCGCCTGCAGCTACGTCGGCGCCTCCTGCCGGCATCTCCTCCGCTCCCATATCCATTTCGGCTCCCATGTCCATTTCACCGCCGAGGTCGGCGCCCATGTCGCCACCGCCAACGGCGCCGGCAGTTTCGCCGGCTGCAGCTTGTTCTGCCACCTGCTGCAGTGAGGCATCGTGTTTACGATCGTAGTACATCTCTCGTTGATTGCGCATGAATTCTTCATGCGACATGCCAAAGATGTTATCTGCTACCCATGCGCGCGAGAAGTAACCCTCGGTGGCAGAAGCGGCTATATCAAATTTAGCTTTCCAGTGCTCGACTTCTTGAAGCTCTGCAATTTTAGATGGATTGTTGAGGGATAGACTAAAGGATAACAAATCGTCGCCGCGGAAACCAAGGGTATAGAGATGAATGATTCCGATCTTTTCAAGTTCGGAAATGATAACTCTCTGCAAGCGTTGAATAGTTCTTGCAAATCTAATGTCCTTCTGGGCTAACGTGGTTTTATCCTCGGATGCTCCCTCCCCCATTGTAAGGTAGGCTTGTGGAATCTTAAGTGCTGCAAACAACTTGTCGCGAAGATACTTGACGTCATCAATCGCAGTTGTGTTTGTGCCGCCGGCGAGATTAGTAATCTCTGTGGCAGAGCCCGGGCGTACAGGAATAAAATAGTCCTCTTCGATACTCATGGGATTATAACGTAGGTCAACTCGACCCGTAGATGCGTCGACAACAGAGTGTCTCTTCAGTTGCGTTACTATCTTCTCCATATATTGTTCGACGTCGTTTGGAGGGATAGCTCCAACATCAATCTTGAATAGGCGGCGCTCTGATGACCTAATGACTCGATAAGCCATCATCGCATCTTCGACTAAAGTTAATTGGCGGAAAATCCTGCGAGCTGGCTCCAAGATAGAGGTGCCGTACGGTGCGTATTTATCATTACCTAAAATTCTAAAATGGGAAATCTGCCAGTTTTCGAAAGTCATACCAGCTGAGTTCCATTGATACTGGACATAGTTGGGGTTAGTAGAGTCTCCCCCTTCCAGTCTTTCGATCTCTCCAGACGGCAGCGCGATAACAGACTGTACTCCATATTTATCGTCAATATCCAAATAAACGAAGAGATCTCCATATTTGCACATTGTTCGCGCCCATCCGAAAAGATTATAATTAATACTTAATATGTTTTCATAGAGGACCGCCAACACTGCTTTTATTTCTTCGTTGGGACACCTGATGTTTAACATCGGTCTCAAGTCAGAATAGGTGGTCATCTCGTCTGCATAGATATCTAGCGATGAAGCTATCTCTGGCGTGTATTCCATTTGGTCAAAGTCAACATATCTCTCGGCGCGTGCTTGATTTTGCATCGCATTGGAGGCAATCGTGTCAAGAGGGTTGTTTACCGCCTTTTTAAACTGTTGTCCGGAGGCGGACTGAAATCTATTCGCAAACTTATCCAGATGCTGTCTACGGATGCGTCGACCGGACTGAGACCTATAATTGATGATAGGACCAGAAAACAATCTAGTCAAAGCTTTGAAAAGATTTGACTCGGTATTTCTGGGGTTTTTGGAGCTTACATGATTTCTATTTCTTGGTGGCATTTATTTTCTCACTTGATTATCCATTTATATTGACTGTATAAGTCTTCTGCTGCACCCATTTTATCAAATATATCATCTTTCTTGTAGCCCTGTTGTCCTTTAATTTGAGTATTCATGGTCGTTTTGCTGGTTCTAATGGCAGCTACAAAGGCTTTTTTATAGTTAAGTTCTCTAGCATTCGACTGCAGTGCTGTATCTCTTACCCAACAGGCAATTGCGAGCGCCATGACTAAATCATCATGGTAACCCTTCATTGCTTGGGGTTTTCCGTTCTTCCAAATAAACGTTTTCATTTCGTTGATGGTGCGCATTGAATATATTTTAATTAGTTTGTTTCTTATGAATTCTTCTAGTTTTGCTATGATTAATGGTCGGGTCTTCATTGTGGTTGTAAATCCTGGAACGGAATCGTTTCTATATTCGCCTTCATGCTGTTCGATATATGCGTGTGTCGACTTTATTGAATAGTACAAATTGGGATATGCATATTCTGTTAGTTTATCTAATATTGAGTATCCAATATTGTTGTTCTCCACCACCATCATACAATTTCCATATTCTCTGCCAACTTGGTTTAGCATATTCGCATACATATCAAGAGTGGGCTTACCTTGATATTCCCCGACGGCTTCCAGGGTTTCTAATTTTATGATGTGAAATGTAGAATAATCTGCTCCGTCGCCGCGGGCAACATCTGCAACCAATAAATAATTACACGTGGGATCAAACTCTTCCCAGATCCAAAAATTGCGATCGAAGCCGGTGCGATGTTTAGGCTCACGCACTCCAGCTAGCAACCACTCCATACATGCGGGATCGATCACAGTCTCGCCTGATGTATTGAAGTTACATGCAAGCTCTTGCGCGATCTGTCGCTTTGACATATTTCTTGTTTCTTTATTGTACCATTCTTCATCGCGGTCTGGGTGGACCTCCCACGGCAGCGTGGTTAACTTGAAGTTATTTGAGCCTCCGGAGGAATCAACGCATGTCTTGTGAAACCAGTTGCCTACACCATTCGGCGTTGATAATGCGATGCAACGACCACCAGTAGATAGCGTTGGATACAAGCCCGTCCATAATTCTCCCAGCCCTTCGATATGAGCAGCCTCGTCGAGAACCAGCAAAGACAATGCTTCAGAACGACCGGCATCGCCAGATGTAGATGCAGCCTTAATCGAGGATCCATTAGAAAGCTCAAATGACGTTCGGTTATCTACGCTAATAGTTGCTATTCTTAGCCAGTCTGGGACATTCCGCATAATGTTTTTCACCTTCTTTACAAGGTTCCCTGCTGTGGCAAATTTGGTTGCCATAACTAGGATCGCTTTGTCTCTATGAAAAAGCATCATCCATACGACATAGCCGGCAGTAATTGTTGATATGCCGAGCTGTCGAGCTTTTAAAATTACATTAAAGCGATAGTCGTTAAAATCTTTGAGAAGTTCGTCTTGGAACTCGTAGGTATCAAAAATAATTAACCCGTGTATCGGGTGAGAGATTCTTGCATAATTGTTGAGAAAATAAGACGGATCTTTTCCGCACTTAAGTATCTCTTTTACTCTTTGTTTCTTGTCTAGCTGAAAGCTCATACATCTTTCAAGGCCGCTATAACTTCTTCGCGATTTGCAAGGTCGCCGTCGCCGTCTAACACGATTATTTCTTCCATTCCATCGGTGCGTAGCATATCGATAAGTTCTGCATCAGCCATTTTAGCGAACCCATGAGGGTCTAAGACGTCATATACTTCGGTCTCGTCTCCCATATCATGGTAGTCTTCGTCTCGGTTGCCCGGTACTCCGGAAATAGAGTGAGAGCCCCATGAGATACCAGCCATTTCTAAAATCTTCTCAAAAGATTTGGCTGCCAAATGTTCTCTCATTGGTCCCAAGCTAATCGCTGGTCTTCCGCCGGCGCCGGGGGAGTATAGAGTCTCGGGATCTTCTTCGGCATCTCCCATCTCAACTCCAGGAATCTGAGCGAACACTGTCTGGAAAAGTTCTGACACCTGTTCGGGATCGCGTCCTTGAATCATCTGGCTGATAGAGGCAATGATATCATCGTCAGACATATCGGATGGACCTGAGCGATCTTGAAATCCAGAATATTCACTCTCCGGTGCATCGTCTGGGGGCGGAAAAGCTTGTGTTTCGGCGCCATGAATGTCAGTCGGGGGAACGTCCGGAGGCGGTGGTATTTTGCGCTCATCATCGCCCATCCAGTCGGGTCGAGGACCGCCCTTAATATGGGCGATTAAATCATCAACCTTGCTCTCGCTGATTTGAAGACCCCCTTCTTTAAGATATTCTTCTAGAATAATCCGATATAGATCATTACGATTTATATTCATGGTTACTCCTTCCGGGTGTCGTTTTTAGGTCTAGTTCCGAGGCCGCCTTGATCTAGGAATGTTTTCCACTTGGTATCAATCGTATCTGCCGATGGGGCGTCGATCATCATTTCTTCCGAAAGCTCTCCCACTTTGAAGTGTAGTTTGGCGGTAAGCCATGAACGTACTCTGGATGAATTCTCTACTCGGATATCAACTTCTCCCTCCTTGGTGAGCGAAACTGAATTTCCAGTTACCTTTTTATATTCCTTCTTGAGCCAACTAGAGATGTCCACAATTCTCTGTTCAGTCTCCTCTTCGAATCCTCCAGCATAGACTTCTTTCAATTGAATCTCAGACATGTAACTCAGACACATCATATTGCCGTAAAATTTTACGTTAAAGCCATCCATAACACGCTGATCAATGAGAGCATCTCCCTCTTCTCTGCGTAGTGCGCCGGTCTTAATTGGTTCATAGTCTTCTCCAAGCGCGCCATCGTAGGCATTTGCTGCCGCTTGCGATAACCCTTGAATTATTTCATATACTGTTGCCATTATTTGGTCTCCATCCTTTTTGCCATCTTTCCTCTCTATCTTCTACAAATTTAATATAACACAAATGGCAGCAATCAAATTTAAGAAGACAAACATCATCCATAGATTTCTTTGGGAAGTTCCCGCAGACAGAACACGTTTTTAGAGATTCTCTATTAAGTAGTTTTTTTGTAACCTTTATGCCATTAACCTCAATTTTATCTTGCCATTGTTTATTTTGAGATGTCTTTGAGTAAAGCTCTTTCATTTGTTCGACATATTCTTGCTCTTTAGCTTCATCCCAATTAGAGCGAGGATTTACAATTGTTTCGTCTCCGTATTTTTCTGATATAGCTTTTTCGATTTTTGCTATCTGATTTGGGTCTTTATCTTTCATTTGTTGCTTTATATACTCCATATGAGGCTGCAGTACCAATGAGGATCCCACCAGCAAAATACAACCATTTGTGACGGGGTGAGGTTTTTTTTAGTGAGTCTGCAAGAATATTAATTTCTTTGTCCTTCTGTATTATAAACAAATCGTACTCACTTGTTAAGGCTTTGTGTTCAATTCTCAAATTCTCTAACTTAAAGTCGTACTCTTCTTTTTGAATCTTTAACTGATAATCAATTTTGATATCGCAGGCGTACAGGGCGAGATCGTAACGCGACAGCATCTTTGCCATGGCTTTCTCATCAAATATAACGCCGGCAAACGGTGCGGGTGCTTTATACTCCAGTATGGAAAATTTGGCCGGCTCGGTGGCATTTACCGAGAGACTCAGCATTAGAAGAAGATTAAGGAGCATATTCGATACCAAATTTAGTTTCTATATCTTTAATTAGTGCTTCTTTGTCGTGCCTGAACTTTCTTTTATATTCGTTATTCTTTTTCTCTCGAAGGACTTCGAGTTCTTCTTGGGCTTTTTTATACTCTTCTTCGATTTCAGAAATGGATTCCAAAAAGCTTTCCATCAGGAGTTGCTTCTCTTCTATTTCTCGCTTGTGTATTTCTTTTAATCCGTCGACCTGGGCTTGGTAAGACTCTATTTGTGTTTCATACGCAGTTTGCATGAGCTTATAATCGCGACTGTTCTTAAGAGCTATAACGACCAAAAGCAACACTATTAGTATTGCTTTCCAATTCTTCAGAGCAAATTCTAGTATCTTCTGTTTAATCATTATATCCTTTTAAGCGAGCGACCCCATCAATAATAGTCTGCCCTCCAATATAGATTGCTGAAATAATCACCCAGTCTTCGCTCGTAACATGTCCAGCAAGAGTGAGACCTGTTGCTGTTAACCATACCATCAACTTACGAGAAGTAAGTTTGGCTAACCACGTGTCTATGAATGCCTGTGCTTTTGCCATCACTTATCACTCCAATGTCGAGTCCGACCGGACTCTTCTTTTTCCGGTCAGCCATCTTCTTCTATTTTAGATCTACACATCTCGTCGGCTTCATCTGCGGATAAACTATCTGCGCGTTCACCTGCTGCCTTATCTTTTTGCGCACAAGCCCAGCGGCGCTGTTTCTCAGAGGAAACTTCATCTAATACCCCCTCAAGTTCTTCTTTAATGATCTGTGTGAGTTGGGACTTAGCGACTTTCATTTTATTTGTATTTGTCGCCCACTCTATGCGCTATGCTCTGGTGGACTTGAAGAAACTCTGGCATTGCTGCTCGAACTGCCTCTTCGGTTAAATCTCCAGTATACCACTTCTGAAAAAGTTCGGGCGCATTGAGCTTTAAAAACCATGGTGAGGCGTCGTCCTCTTCCAATACGCATTCTAGTAATTCCGATGCGGAGCAGTCGGGCTCTTCTTTAGCTAACTCTAATACTGGCGTTTTTGATGTGTTGCTAACTATCCGCTTCCATATCCTTGCAAGTAAACTCATTTCTTACTCCGATGCCGGAGCAAGATCGGGCGTTGAGTCCGCAGTGCCTCCGGCGCCAGCACCACCTTCGCTGCCCATAGATTTCATCATGGCAGTAAGCTCGGGAAGCATTTGAACCAACTGCATAATCTGCGGCAAGTATTTGACCACTTGTCCGATCATCGCTGGGTTTTCATTAAGTTGCTGTTCTGCTTGAACCTGTTCTATCTCTTCCGATATTAGTTTCTTAAGTTGTGATTTTGTGATTTTCATTGGTTATTCCTTTTATGTCGCTAATCCATTCATACTTAGTATTCTTCTTTTGATAATGCATCATACATTTCGTCCGAATCATTATAGGTTACGGTTTCACCATCTGGGAGATGTACTACAATGACCGGTCGCCCATCGTCGGCGATCTCCACCGATGCTTCTACTCCAAATTTAGAAGCGATATCTTGCACATCGGTCTCCTCAACTTCTTCGGGAGTGTAATCTGCTCCTGCCCACGACTGTTTGTTAACAGTAAGTTGATAACGATCCTCTAACATTCTTACATTAACTTGCCAGTCGTTTCCCAAAGCCTGACGCACCTCTTCAGCTTCTGCTTCTTTTTGGGCGCGGTGCTGCTTGGTTTGATGTTTGTCATCATGCGCTTTGTTAGCTTGTCTTACCTTCTTCTCGTCGTCCGCACCCCATGGCTCCATGCCGGGCATGCTTTCATTCATAACCTTTGAAAGCTCTTCTTTAATACCATCTGTCTTCTCGTCCATAAAGTAACGAGGATCAATAAATTTCTTGTTTTTTCTTATAGCCATTATATTAATCCTTTTATGTTGTTAATCCATTCATACTTAGTTTTTGCGGGCAGGTAATTTGCCAGCATCTACCAACTTTTGTCTTGCCCGTTCTCGTTCGACGGGATCTGCATAATTCTTTTCAAGCTCATCTTCCATTCTTTCTCTTTCAATCTCTTCGGGACTCATAGCTGGGACACCAGTATCAATGTCGAGTGCTCCCTCGGATATAGCATTTGATATCTCTTCTTTGATAATCTGCTTAAGTTGTTGTTTTGTAATCTTCATTTCATTATTCCTTTTAAGTTGCTAATCCATTCATACTTATTCTGCTGCTGCTCGGCGCTTATCCAGCGCAGCCAACACCTCATAACCACTTTTAACTTTAGGCGGCATCTTGCTAACATCCCCATTATACTGACCTAGAATTATTTCTGCTGGAGTCATATTTGGGTTATCTTTAAGTTGAGCAATTTGCTTAGCCATCATCGCTAATCTTTTAGCGTTTTCTTTTTCTTGTTGTGAAAACTTTTCATCGTGCGCCTGCTGCTGTTGAGCCATTTTTTGCCCATGCGCTTGCTGTTGTTGGGCTGGTGCTGCGTCCGACATGTGTTTAGCTTTGCATTGGGGGTTTTTAGCGCACATCTCTCTCCCTTTATCGGTGAGTGGGGCGCCGGTGGCAGTATCAAAGTGTTGTGCTGGTGTAGCCTCCTTCATGTGTTTAGCTTTGCATTCAGGGTTTTTGGCGCACATCTCTCTCCCTTTATCGGTGAGGGGGGCACCGGAGGCGGTATCGAAATGTTGTTCTTGTTCGTTTAGGAAATTATTCCAATTTTCAAATAGTTGTTTCATGTTGCTAATCCATTCATACTTAGTATCGCAATCAATCCGGGCACATTCTTTCGGACATAAACACCAGAGAAAAGTGTCTCGCATCGACCGCCGACATAAGCGATTGCC